GTTGAAGATAGCAGCGATATAAACCTAAAGATGAGCCCCGGGCCGCTTACTGTCTTTGCCTTTGACGTTAGCCCTAGCCGCCGAGATGCCAGCCTAGTAATGGGCCAGATGTTACCTAATGGCAAAATAGGCCTAGCTGTATTAGAAACCTACAGCTCACAAGTAGCCGTAGATGAAGTAGTGATAGCAGCTAGTATTAAAAAATGGGCCGATATGTACTACCCGCGTTTAGTCTGTTACGACAAATACACTACTGCCAGTATTGCCCAAAGGCTACAAAATGCAGGCGTACAAACGCGCGACGTATCAGGGCAGAGCTTTTACCAAGCCTGTAGCGATATGTACGACGCTTTAGTAAATGACCGCTTGCGCCATAGCGGGCAAGATGCACTAATTCAACAAATGGCCAACTGTGCAGCTAAACAGACCCCGGACGCGTGGCGTATCGTGCGCCGTAAGTCTGCCGGCCCTGTAGATATACCTATTGGGCTAGCTATGGTGATACATATATTGGCGCAACCTGTAGCAGAGGCAAAGGTATATGCCTAGACACGCCCAAACCTAAACTCTGTACCTATACTTGACTTTTAGGCAATAATGCCCCTATGGGATTACTACAAACTATAGGCCTGCGTAAAAAAGACGTAGAGGCGCAATTATCGCCGCCTATTATGGCCCAAACTTACGGCGCGGGTGTTTATACGTTTGGCGGTTTATACAATACAAGCGGCGTACCGTTTATAGATAGAAACGTAGCGCTACAAGTACCGGCGGTAAGTAGATGCCGTAACTTAATCTGTGGCGTTATTGCAAGTATAGATTTAGAGCTAATACAAAAAAGTACAGGCCGTAAATTACAAACGCCTGTTTGGCTAGACCAACCAGACATAAGACAACCACGCAGCGTTACCATAAGTTACACCGTAGACAGTTTACTTTTATACGGCGTGGCTTATTGGCGCGTTACGTCTTTGTATGAAGATGACGGCAGACCTAGCGGCTTTGAGTGGGTAGCTAATACACGCGTTACAGTAACTACAGACCAATATGGTGATGAGGTAGATTATTACTCTGTAAATGGTGTACGCGTACCAGATAGCGGCGTAGGGTCTTTAGTAACTTTTCAAAGTTTGTTACCCGGCGTATTAGAAACAGGCGGGCGCACAATTCAAGCTGCGTTAGACATACAAAAAGCGGCAAGCGTTGCAGCTGCTACACCCATGGCAACAGGTTTTATAAAGAATAGTGGGGCAGATTTACCAGAGGCACAAATACAAGGGCTGTTAGCTAGTTGGAAAGCGGCGCGCGCATCACGCAGCACAGCTTATTTAACTAGCACGTTAGATTATCAAACTGTCGGTTACTCACCTAAAGAAATGATGTATAACGAGGCATCACAGTATTTAGCTACAGAGATAGCGCGTTTAATGAACGTACCGGCATATTACATAAGCGCAGATATGAATAACTCAATGACTTACCAAAATATCATAGACGGGCGTAAAGAGTTTGTAGCTTATTCATTACAGCCGTTTATTAGCGCCATAGAAAATAGACTCAGTATGGATGACGTAACCCGGCGTGGCAATTCTGTGCGCTTTGCACTTGATGAAACATTTTTGCGCGCTGATACTTTGGCGCGTTTGGAAGCTATAGAAAAAATGCTAAATCTAGGTTTAATTGATTTAGAGCAGGCACAAAGTATGGAAGAACTAAGCCCAACCGGACTAACAGAAAGGCCTACAAATGCTATTAACATTTAGCGGCAACATAGAGGCAGTAGATAACGGTGAGCGCCGTAGTATTGCTGGCAAAATCGCACCTTATGGAGAAGTAGGCAACACAAGCGCCGGGCGCGTAGTCTTTGCAGAAAACTCTATAACTGTGCCAGAGGTATCTAAGGTTAAGCTATTGATGTCGCACGATAATTCTAAACCTGTAGGGCGTATGCAAAGTATTACCAGCAATAAGACCGGGTTATATGCCAGCTTTAAAGTAAGTGCTAGCACCCGTGGTACTGACGCAATTTTGCTTGCACAGGAACAGTTAATGGACGGCCTTAGTGTAGGTGTAGAGGTAGAGGACTCACGCCAAGAAAAAGATTATCTGCTAGTTACGGCTGCTACCTTAAAAGAGGTATCTCTAGTAGAGAGCGCTGCATTTCCAAGCGCTGCCGTGTTAAAAATTGCTGCACAAGAAAACGCAGTAAATGAAAACCAACCAACAGAAACGAAAGGTGAAACCGTGGACAAAACCCCGGACGAAGTAGCATCAGAGGCAACATTTTTGCCAGACGGTGCAACAGTAACGCTAAAAAGCGTTAGCTATGAAAAAGATGATGCCGAGGGTGAAACTACACCGGTAGAAGCCGCGCGCAGAATTATTAAGCCAAGTGCATTGAACTCACAGAGAGTACGCACACCTATTGTAAATATGGCAACATACACAGAGCATAAAATTAAGGCTGCTCTAGGTAATGACCAAAGCAAGCTATATGTAACCGCGGCAGATGATAGCTTTACTACAAACCCTGCATTTAAGCCAGAGCAGTATTTATCTGAGTTTGTAACTAACACCCGCTTTGTGAGAAGCGCGGTTGAGGCTTGCAGCCGTGGCGTTTTGCCTGCTAGCGGTATGACCATAAACGTACCCTCATTGGTTACGTCAGACGGCGGCGGTACAGGTGTAGCACCTGTAGTAACCGTAGAAGCTGAAGCCGGAGCTGTACAAAATACAGGTATGGAAACAGCTTATCTAACTGCCAACGTATCTAAGTACAGCGGTATGAACACTATTAGCGTAGAACTTTTAGAGCGCTCAGACCCTAATTTCTTTGCAGAATTAACAGCGCAACTACAAAACGCGTATTTAACTGCAACAGATACGGCAGTAGTAGCGGCTCTAACAGCCGGTGGACAGCAAGCTAACCCACAAGCTGCAACAAGTGCCGGCATTATTGCTTACACAGCTGAACAAACCGCTGCCGCCTATAAAGGTACTGGCTACTTTGCACAAAATTATCTAGCTAACGCCTCACAATGGTCTTTGCTAATGGGTGCAACTGATAACACAGGCCGCCCAATTTATAACGCTATCCAGCCAATGAACGCAGGCGGCGACGTTAGACCAACCTCAATTAGAGGTAACGTATTAGGTCTAGACCTATATGTAGATAAAAATATGGTATCTGGCGTTATTGATGAGTCAGCGTTTATTATCGTGCCAGAGGCAGTAACCGTTTATGAAAGCCCACAGGCTTATATGTCTGTAAACGTCGTATCAAATCTACAGGTACAAGTAGCTATCTATGGCTTTATGGCCACGCTAGTTAAAATGCCTGCCGGTATCCGCCGTTTTAACTTAACATAATAAATAACTAATAGTCTGGCAGGGCCTTAGCCCTTTGGCTCTGCCAGACCTACAAAGAAAGGTACAAATATGCCGGCTACTTATGTTACCGCCGCTACGTTAAAAGCGTCTTTAGGTGTTGGCACTTTGTACGACTCTTACACTTGGATAGAGGACACCTGCCAAGCTGCCCAAGATTTAATTAACGGGTTTTTATGGTTTGACTCTGCCCCGGTAGTGGGAACTGCATTAGTAGACAATGTAGCTACCGTGATGATAGCCAACCCCGGCCTGTTTACTACTGGGCAATCCGTTACCGTAACCGGGGCTGGCGCTACTTTTAACGGCACTTATACGATTACTGGCACAGTACCGTTTAGCGCGGGTACTACTAATTTACTGCCAGCTTTTAATTTTCAACTAAATTATTACCAATACCCACAGGGTTATAGTTTTATACAATATGCAAAAACGGCAGCTGACCAAAACTTTAGGCGCGTAGTACCTAGCGGCACTATGACCGGTGATGATACAAAGACGGTTACCTACGCTAATACACCTGCTATAAATGCAGCTGCACTTATGCTAGCTGAGAATATCTGGACAAGCCGTTTCAGCACACAAAACGGCGGCGTAAGCGTAGACGGTTACAGCCCTAGCCCGTTTAAGATGAGTAATACTTTAATGGCATCTATACGCGGTTTGTTAGCACCGTACTTATCGCCTAACGCTATGGTGGGATAATGCCAGCCGCCATAACTACACTACGCAGCACTATAGCCGCTGCCTTAGCTAATAACGCTGTTTGGAGTACCTTCAGCTACCCGCCAAGTACCATAGTAGCTAACAGCGTAGTAGTAGCCCCGGCAGACCCGTACCTTACGCCTAGCAATAATTCACAAGCTGGCATATCGCCACTAGCTAATTTTAAGATAATTATGACCGTGCCTATGTTTTCTAATGAAGGCAACCTACAAGGCATAGAGGACACAATAGTAGCCGTGTTTAATAAGTTGGCTGCTAGCTCTATCGTGTTTAACGTTACCGCTGTAACTGCACCTAACGTTTTAACGTTACCAAGCGGCGACTTGCTTACAAGCGATTTACAAATATCCGTACTAACGAGCTGGAGCTAAAAAATGGCACTAACAGAGGCAGATAAAGCGTTTCTAATCAAGATAGGGCAAGAATTGCCTAAAGAGGTTAAAGAAACAAAAAAGAAAGAAACACCAACAGAAACACCGACACAAGAAACAGAGGCATAACAAATGGCAATTTTTCTATCTAATGATGTAGTAGTTAGCCTAAATAGCGTGGACTTATCAGACCACGTTACTAGCGCGACTATAAACCGCGTATTTGATGAGCTTGAAGTTACAGCTATGGGCGATACAGCTCATAAGTTTGTAAAAGGTTTGGAAGCTAGCACCATTACGCTTGATTTTCTAAATGATACTGCCGCCGGTGAGGTATTAGCTACTCTGCAAGCTGCGTGGGGTACTACTGTAGCGCTTACTCTAAAACAAACTGACGCTGCTACAAGTGCTACTAACCCGCTGTATAGCACCACCGTTTTGGTAAATAATACAACCGATATTAACGGTGCTGTAGGCGATATTTCCACACAAAGCATTACATTTACTTGCAATTCACCTATAGTAATTACTACAAGCTGATAACTAGACAAAGGGGCACACAATGGCAAAACTAAAAATAACAAGGGCAGACGGTAGCGTAACCGAGCATAAGATTACGCCCCGTATTGAGTATGCCTTTGAGCTGTATGCAAAAAAAGGTTTTCATAAAGCCTTTAGAGATGATGAAAAGCAAAGTGATGTTTACTGGCTTGCTTGGGAGTGTTTACGCACTAGCGGGGAAGTAGTAAAAAGTTTTGGGGCAGATTTTCTAGAAACCTTAGCTAAAGTTGAGGTACTAGATGATGACCCTTTGGAATAGTGGGGCGCGGTAGCTTTGGCTATCTAATCGCACAAGTAGCGGTAGAAACAGGCATAGCGCCCCAGTATTTATTAGATCTAGATGATGTGATGTTTAAGAATATATTAAAAGTTTTAACAGATAAAGCTAAGGCGGTGCAAGATGCCAACAGAGTTAAAAGGCGCTATTGAAGCGCGCAAGGCATTACGCAAGTTTACGCCGGACTTATCTAAAGAATTGCAAAAAGAAATGGCAGCGCTATTAAAACCTATAGTTATAGTTGCCCGCGGTTTTATACCTGCTACTGTTTTAAGCGGCTGGAGTAAGGCAGAGGCTAGCGATACTGCAAAATATAGACAGTTTCCTAGATTTGATGCAGCTGCCGCTAGGAGAGGAATAGGTTATAGGACAGCGCCTAGTAAAGTAAATAGAAACGGTTTTAGAGCTTTAGCCCGTATAGCTAACGTTAGCGCGGCAGGTACTATTTATGAAACCGCCGGGCGACTTAATCCACAGGGCAGACCTCAAGGGCCTATGGTAGATCGTTACTTAAATGGCGTTTATGATAAAACTACACATACCGGTAGGCAGTATTCACAAAGCCTAAACCCTAACGCGGGTAAACAGTTTATAGATGCCCTAGATGCTACGGGTAAAATAGTAGATGCCAATAACCAAAAAGGGGCGGGGCGTAGGTCTAGAAAGATGAGAGGCCGGGCTATTTATAGAGCGTGGGCTGAGGACGGCGGCAAAACTAACGCAGCTGTAATTAAAGCTATAGAAAAGACCAAAATTATATTTAATAATAATTTTAAGGCGGCGGCATAATGGCTGTAGATCCACAAGTAGTAGTAAATATAGCCTCTGAGTTTACGGGCAAAAAAGCGTTTAAGGAAGCAGAAACGGCAACCAGTAAACTAAGTAAAAGTACAAAAAGTTTAGGTAAAACGTTAGTAAAAGCATTAGCGGTTACAGCTGTTTTAGCGTTTGGTAGGTCTGTAGCTAGGGCTTTTAGTGAGGCTCAAAAAGAAGCTAAGTTATTAGAAAATGCGCTTAATGCAGTTAATCTAGGTTTTGCTGCGCCATTTATTAACCAGTACATAGATAAATTGGCTTTAGCTACAGGCAAAGCCGGCGGTGATCTTACTAACGCGTTTGTAGCTTTATCACAAGCTACCAATGATGCAACTACAGCGCAAAAACTATTACAAACGGCTTTAGATGTAAGCGCTGCAACAGGCAAAGATTTACAAAGCGTAAGCGTAGCTTTAGGCCGGGCGTTTAAGGGTGAAACTACAGCTTTAACTAGATTAAGAATTGGCTATAGCACGGCTGAATTACAGGCTATGGATTTTAACGAATTGCTACAAGATTTACAGAATAAGTTCAAAGGTGCAGGCGCTAACGCTGCCGATACTTACGCAGGTAAATTAGCAAGAATAGGTGAGGCGGCAGATTTAGCTAAAGAAAAAATAGGTGAAGGCTTTATAGATGGCTTGGAAGAGTCTGGCGTTAGCGTTGAAGAGTTCCAGACTATGATTATAGATTTAGGCACACAGATAGGTAGGGCTTTAGGCAAGGCTGTTACAAGTTTTGAAAAGTTTGAGGCCAAAATAGAAGAACTAAAGAAAAACCCATTTCTAAAGTTATTGCTAAAAGGTTTAGATGCACTTGTAGGTTTAGATCCTATTACTGGCACAGCTGCCGATATGCAAGACAAAACAAACAAAGCCCGTAAAAAAGCAGCTGAGG